CAATTAGCTTTGCCTAATAAATTTCGGCAAATTCTAGAGCAAGTTTTAGGAAATAAGGGAAAAGTTCGTTATAAACTTATGGGGAAATTGGGGCAGGCAGTCAAATATAAGGCTGTGGGTAGTGGGAAAAATACTTCGGTTGTCGTGGGTTGGACTTCGAAAAGCGCTGTAGACTTAGGTGAAAAATTACAGGACGGGTTTACGCGGCCTGTAACTCCTGCCCTTAGGAAAGCGTGGGATGCTGCATATCAGAAGTCGGGTATGGCGACAAGGCTTCCTGCAAGCAAACTAACAATAACGACACCGGGGCGGCCTACAATTGCACCAATGAAGAAAGCTACCGAATCTAAAGTTATGGGTGTTTTTGAAGCTAAGTTTAAGGAATATCTGTTTAATGTAGCTCCCAAAACAACATCTTCAGGAAAACTTAAACAATATCCGGTGTTGAAGGAGTTTTAGCCTATGTTAGTACCTACACTGGCACTAATGCAAATAGCTAGAAAATGGCGCGATATATTTGCAGAGGATAGCGATATCCAAGAGTGGTATTTTGATAAATACGATGTTTTACCAAAAATTTTTGTTGGTTTAGACGTTCGTAATGGTCCTAAAGAGGATGATTGCCCCTACATCGCGATTATTCCAGGGAATAAGGTTGAGGGGTTATTTCAAGATAACTACCATTATAATATGTCTTTGGGCTGGGTTATTAAACAAGAACACACAACTATTATTACGGGAACGGATGAAACGAGTGAAATAGAAGAATTTGACGGAATAGCTGAATGCGATGAGATTGGGCAGATTTTGTTGTCTAAAATCATTATGGCTAATTCTGATTATCCGTTAACGGAGATTAATTATGATATCAGTCTTACAGAACATCAACCACAATATGTCGGGTCAATGGATATCACAATTGAGGTGCCGAGGACAATCGGCGTAGAGATTGAGTATTAGGAGGTAAATGATTATGGGGCAAGCAATGGGGATTTATGGAACAACGACAATAGATTGGGAGTCATCGTTTGGCGTTAATCCAACCACTAAAGCGGGATACACCTTGCCATTTATTACAAACCAAATAGATAGTAAACAAAACCTTAATAAGTCGTCTGCTATCACAGGGACGAGAAACCAAAATTTGCCATTTTACGGAAATACTGACGTTTCAGGGACTATTACTACTCCGGTTGATTTAACGAGTATTGGCTATTGGTTAAAAGCTGCAATTGGTGCGCCGACGACTACGGTCGCAAGTAGTATTTATACGCATGTGTTTAAAGTTACCACGGATGATCTTCCGACAATGGTTATAGAGAAAAAAGTGGGTAGTACCTATTTTTTATATAATGGTTGCACGATAGATTCGCTAAAAATGTCAATTGGTGGTGATGGCGAATTAACCGCTCAAATTGATGTTGTTGGCGGGTTGAGTTCATACGGGACAACCGCATATAATTCGTCCGCTACCGTGGTTAAGCAAACTAATAAGTTAAATCAATTTCAGGCGGCAATTAAAGTAGGGGGTTCGGCGGTAACCGGGGTTGTAAAATCGGGTGATATTACGATTAGTAATAATTTGGATAAAACAAATTACACTGTAGGCGGTGACGGGTTCCGTACGTCTATTCCTGCAGGACTAGTCACGGTGTCAGGTTCAATGAAAACGTTGTTTAAGGATACCTCGTTTCTAGCGTATGGTGCTAATCAGACCGAGACTAGTTTAGAGTTGATATGGGAGATTAGTTCTTCGTTAGAATTATCGTTATTATGTCCGGAAGTTTATTTTAATCGAGCTGATCCCTTAATAGCGGGGCCGGGTGGTGTTGAATTAGATTTGTCCTGGGAGGCTTTTTACAACAATTCTAGTAATGCCTCAATAATTGTTGCTACCATTGTTAATGGTGTAACGAGTTATTAATTTTGATTGGAGTGGAATGTAATGTCGAAAAAGGTTGCGTATGATCCTGAAGCTGTTAAACCTCGTGCATTAGTGCATAAAGAAATAAAGCAAATGAAAGAAGCGGGGATGCACCCGTATTATGGAAAAGATGGTAAGAAGCCAACAGCGGAAGAAGCTTACGAATATATTTTGGACAATTATTTTAGTGAGATAGATTTTGATAACGTGGCGCAAAAAGATTTTATAGCGTTTGCCGATGATGTTTTCGCTTTGACTTACGGCATTCAAAAGGATGAAATAAAAAACTAGATGCGGTCTGGGATTGGTACGAGCAATGCGCAGATTATTGTAGAGAAATGGAGCGCGAAAAATTTCCTTGTAGGAGAGAACGAAAAGTAAATTCCTGCAAGGGTTGTGAGTTTGAGAAACCAGACCTAGACCTTTCGAATTATGAAGTGTGGGATTTGTGGGGAAAGAGTACTACTCAGTGGCGTGTTGTTGTCGGGGATCGAATTTATTATATCGGTCTTGATTACAATGCGTTGTATTTGATAGCGAAGACATTAGATGTTGAGATTACGCCGGCTGTTTTGAACAAAATAAAGCATTTAGAAAATAAGTGGGTAACTGCTAAGAATGCGAAGGGGGGATAAAGATGGCGTCTGATGTGCAAATACTCATAACGGCTCAGGATCGAGCCACGCAATCACTTAACGCTGTAGCAAATAAGTTGGAAAGTTTAAATAGCAGATTAAGTACGACTGCTGGTTTTGCAAATACAGCAAGTGAAAACATGGAAAAAGCCAGTAAATCAGCACTTTCGCTTTCCGGAAGCGTTACCACTTTTTTATCCAACGCTGTGTATTTTACTGCAATGGGGGCCGCGATTGGTGGTGTTACTTCGGCGATTACAGCGGGTGCGGATGCTTTTGTAAGCTATAACGCTAAGATGGAGCAAACGATAATTGCCTATAGTACGATGCTTGGTAGTGCTTCGGCTGCCACGGAATTTATCAACCAAATGAAAGATTTCGCGGCAAAGACGCCGTTTGACTTTGCCGGGGTTGATTCGGGGGCTAAAAAACTTATGGCCTACGGTTGGCAGGTCAAACAAATTATTCCGGATTTAACCACAATTGGGGATGCTGTTGCAGCTTTGGGGACGGGGAACGAGGGTATTGATAGGATTGTTGTAGCCTTGGGACAACTCTCCATGAAAGCTCGCGTAGACGGTCAAGACATTAAACAATTAACTGAGAATTTTGTTCCGGCTGCTGATTACTTGATGAAAAAATTCAATTTATCTGCTGATGTAATGAATGATTGGAGTAAAGCTGGGATTACTGGGCTTCAAGCGGTTCGAGGCATTTTAGAGGAAATGGCTGCAGATCCAAAATTTAAAAATATGATGCAAGCGCAAAGTCGTACCATGATCGGGCTATGGTCTACGTTAAAAGATAATTTGACGGAGATTGCCGGTAAAATTGGTGAGTCAACATCAGGTAAATTAGCTGATGCAATGGTAGCGGCTACCGATAAAACACAGCAATTTGTTACTATTATGCGCTCTGGGAATCTATTGCAAGCAATGAATGATGTTTTCGGAGAAAGTGTAACTTCGAAGATATGGAATACTTATCAAGCATTTAGTTTGTTTACGGATAGTGTCACCAATGTAGGAAGCGTTATTAGTAGTGCTTTAGGTGGATCTGGTGGAGTTATCGATATGGTGCTATCAAATATCGTGAATGGGATGGCGGCAGTAGATTCGGTTACACAGTATTTGAGGGATCATACAATAGAATTGACTTTTGCTGTGTCGGGGTTAGCGGCGGGCTATGCTGTGTTAAAGTGGGAAGCTATAGCGTCGGGGGCAGCTTCAACAGCTGTGGCTCTTGCTGATGTTGGGTCTTTTTTCTCGTTGGTGGCTACTGAGGGGGCGGTAGCAACTTCTGCGTTAGCTGGAACGGCGGGGGCTACTGGTGTTCTTGCAAGTGGTTTAGCTATTCTTGTTAACCCATTAACTTGGGTAGCGGCTGGCGTGGCTGCTGTTACAGCGGCTACGGGCTATATGGCTTATGAAATGTCGCAGGATGCCCCTAATGTGGCGAGGATTTATACGCCGTGGGGTACCCAGATGCGTTACACCTTAGATAATGTAGCGTCTGCCGCAGAAGTAACAGCGGGACGGGTTGAAACCGCTATGGATAGGCTTGCGCGAGCTGCTAACTCCAAAATAAGTTCTTTAGCTGATGCTCTGCAGCGAATGAAAGATATTGCTGAAATACAGGATCAAAGTAAAGTTGGCGGCATATACGAGGACATGACCGCTCGGGCTATGGATGCTAAGACGAATGGCGGGTATAGCACTAAGGAGCGGACGCAAGCATTAGCACAAAGGACACTTGATACTTATAAAGGTAGAGATCCAATTCCTTATTCTGCTGGTAGTGGTAGTTCGGGAAATAAAGCAGCTAATGCTTATGAGTCGCAAGCTAAAAAAATGGAAGAACTTATGGCTTCCCTGGATGAAAAAATAGAACAAACTCTTGGTACTACGCCCTCCATAGCACTAGCGAGGCTGAATAGTGAAATCACAAAAGCGCAAAACGATATTGATGAAGCGTCAAAAGCGGGCGTTGATACGTCGGGTGTTTCGTCAAAATTAAATGAGTATTATGCAGATGCCCAAAAGAAAATTAATGATGATCTTCTAAAAGTGCAAAAGAAATTTAGTCAGGAAACATTAACGATTGAATCTCAAAATAGTGATGATAAAATGGCTATTGCCATGGCAGAATTGCAAAATACTAAAGAAAGTTTAGCGGAAAAAACTATTGAGTGGCAAAAAGCAGGGATAACCCAGGAGGAAATTGATCGAAGGACTAAGGCTTATTTAGAGGCTGCAGATAAAAAATATACAGAAGCCGTAAGGCCTTCTGCAAAAGAGCGCGCTTCTTTTCTCAATCAAACTAGTGTGCTTATTGCAGAAACCGCTGATAATGGGGCGGCTGCAGCAATGGCTGAATATCAGGCTGTAAAAAGCAATTTGAAGTACGAATATGAAGAAAAGAAAAAGATTACTAATGATAAAGCGGCTTTAGATACTTGGTATTACGCTGAACTTAACGCTGCCGATAAAAAGCGTGTTTCGGCGGTTGATGCGGCATTAACATCACAATATGAGCTGGAAAAGAAGTACCACGCTGCTATGGCTAAATTGGGGCTAGTGGACAGTAAAGCTAATGAAAGAGCTGATATATCCGCATTAGAGGCGGAAATAGCTCGACAACAGGTAATAATTCAAAGTTTGAGTTCTTCACCGAATCAAAAAATGGAAGCGACAGTTACAAAGGCTGATCTTACTACAACGTTGGAAGAAACTCAGGCGGCTAAAGATCCTCAAAAGGCTTTGACGTTGCTATTTAAGAATTTGAAAGCGCAACAAGTTGATTACTATAAGTCATTTACTGCAACTTGGACTAATATGCAAACTACGGTTACGGATACATTTACTAATATTCTTACTGGTGGCACAAAACTTCGCGCTGGGTTAAAATCAATTTTTGCTAGTATTGCAAATGACTTGGCTAAAATGTTCGTTTCAAATTATATAACGAGTGCTTTCAGCAAACTGTTATCCTCGCTTAGTTCCTCAGCGAGTTCAAGCACGAGTACGAGCAGCTTATTGACTACTAGCGTTACAACTATATCAAGCTTGTTTAAAGCCGAAGGTGGTAGTGCGTATAGTTCAAACAGTTACGTTGTTGGGGAACATGGACCGGAAGTATTTACGCCCAGTTCGAATGGAGTGATATCTTCCAGTTCTACAATTAACAGTAGTCGGCCTACTGTTATAAATATGAATATCAGTACACCGAATGCTGAAAGTTTTAGAAGGTCGCAACGACAAATTTACGCTGACGCTAACCGCGCTGTTTCAAAAGGAGGAAAGTTTAACTAATGGCGACATTTCATGAAGTTAGATTTCCTACAGATATCTCCTATGGGGCTAAAGGTGGTCCGGGTTACTCAACCGGGGTTGTTACTACGGATTCTGGTTGGGAACAAAGAAATATCAACTGGGAGCAGGGGCGTTGTGAATATGACGTGTCATACGGCATAAAAAGCCAAGCGCAAATGCAAAGATTGATTACCTTTTTCAGAGCGCGAAAGGGAAAGGGCTATGGATTTAGGTATAAAGATTGGTTGGATTATAAGGCTGTAGATCAGACAATTGGAACCGGTGATGCTTCAACTACTGCATTTCAATTAATTAAAGTCTACGAGGATGATTTAGGGTATTCAGAAACGCGGACTATTAATAAGCCGGTAGAAAACACGGTAGTTATATATTTAGATGGGGTTTTTCAGGATTCGGGGTGGTCGGTGGATACAACAACAGGTATCATAACTTTCACAACGGTACCAAGTACAGGCGCAGTAGTAACCGCGGATTTTGAATTTGATGTGCCGGTGCGTTTCGACATAGACAAAATGCCGGTTAGTATTGACGAAGTTAACAATTACACTTGGAGCGGTATTCCGTTAGTGGAAGTTAGGGTAGCATGAGTGATTACTCCTGGCTTCAAAACGAAGTAACAACAGCGGCCTGGTGCTGGAAAGTAACGCGGACGGATGGGACAGCTTTATGTTTTACTAGCCACGATAATAATATTACTTTTTCTACTGCTAATTCTACGGTTTACGATATTACGGGGACGTATAAAGCTAACACTGGTTTTTCCCCTACCGCTACCGAAACATCGAATGATTTGACGGTAGATAATTTGGAAGTGGATGGGATTTTAAATAGTAATGAACTTTCGGCTGTGGATTTGGCAAATGGGAAATACGATAATGCTGAAATTCTAGTTTTTGTATGTGATTGGTCAGATTTAACTAATGACATTTTGCTCGTAAGGCGTGGCACACTTGGCGAGGTAACGTCCGGAAAACACGGTTTTAAGGTTGATGTCAGGGGGCTTATGCAGGCTTATCAACAAACGGTCGGGGGTTACTATCAAAAGCATTGCAGAGTGGCACTAGGCTCTACAAAATGCGGTTATGATGTGGATAGTTTGCAGGTTACTGGAACGGTTACTGCGGTAGGGACAGACGGAACAATTACGGCGGGGATAGCGGCAGTCGATGATTATTTTGCGTATGGGAGCGTTACTTTTACGTCGGGACTGAATGAGGGCTTAACTTATGAAATAAAGACTTTCACGGATTATGTATTTACTCCGTTCTTGCCTTGGATTTATACCGTAGCGGTGGGCGACACATTTACGGCCTTGCCTGGTTGCAACGGAAACCTTTCCACCTGCGTAAATATATTTGATAATGTTTTGAATTTCAGGGGTGAGCCTTATATCCCTGGGAACGATTACATGACGAGCTATGTGACTACTGATAACACGGATACCGGTGATACGGCGTACGTTAACACGGATGATGATATTACTCTGAAGACAGTAACTGGAAAAATTACGGCTATAGATAAATTATCAAATACGATTACTACTGACATCACCGATATAGATGGAACGTACGACGGTGGAACATTGGAATTTTTGGATGTTGACGATACACTTTGGCTGATAACTAATTTTACGTATACATCAAGTGGTGGAAAATTTATCTTAACAAATAGCTCTGCTATTTTAAAAGCTGTGGTTGGTAAGTCTGTTGAGGTTATTCAACGTAGTTAGGAGAGTGGAGGTTATGACTAGAACCGAGATTGTGACTGAGGCTAAAACATGGATCGGTACCAAATGGCAGCATCAAGCCTGTCTGAAAGGTGTTGCCTGTGATTGTGTGGGCTTAATTCGCGGGGTATATGTAGTACTAACGGGTAAAGAGCCTGATGTGCCGCTGGATTATCCAGCAACTTGGCCCTTATACAAAACTACAGAGCGTCTATATAATGAGTGCTTAAACTATCTGACCGAAATAGATGTAGCTGATGCAAAAATAGGTGATTTACTATTATTTGGTTTTGGTAAAGGTCCAGCTTGTCACATTGGGATTAAAATAACTGATAGTACATTTATACATTCATGGCAGAGTGTTGGGAAAGTATCTATAAGTCGTCTTGATAGCTATTGGACACCAAAAATACGTTATGCAATGCAATACCCGGATGTGACTGGATAATGGCAACACTTGCGCTCACTATTATTGGGACAAATAGTGGTTGGTCTGCACTTACTATGGCCCTTGCTACAATGGCTGGTAACTATATCGATCAGAAAATTTTTGGTACTCCGGTGGAACTTAATTCTAAGATGTCTGATTTAACACTAACAACAGCAACGGCTGGTGCAGCAATAAATAAAACATACGGTACTGTTCGATGCGGTACAAATGTTATTTGGGGTACTAATTACGTTGAGCATAAGAATGAAAGTTCTAGTAGTGGCAAAGGAGGTGGGACAACTTATGTTGAGTATACATATACATCCTCTTTTGCTGTAGGGATTTGTGAAGGGCCTATAACGGGAATAGATCGAGTATGGTTTGATGGTAATTTAGTTGACCTTTCCGATTATACATGGACGCTATATCTAGGGACGGAGACACAGGAACCAGATAGTTTTATAGAAGGAATTCAAGGGGCGGGTACGGTTCCAGCACATCGGGGTTTGGCGTACATAGTTTTTCAGGATATTAATGTAACGAATTTTGGTAATAGGATTCCTAATGTGTCGATTGAGGTTACAAAAGGGACAACAACATTAACGTTTACTAGTGGTAGTGTATCGGAAACTAAGACCTATACTTTGGACAATGTAGATGAGTGTACTGGAATATCGTATTCGTCAAATGAACTAACCACTCTTTTAAGCAAAATAGATAGTGACTATGAGGCTGTATCATTTTCAATAACAGATGGAACGGCTAATTTAGCAGACGTAGTATTAGACATCAGTGAGTTTATGAATTTGAGTTCTTCGGATGTCGATGTTACAGGGCTAAGTGATTACACTATTCAAGGATATTTAACGGATGGTACAAAGACAGGTCGGGAGCAGATACAACAACTGCAAAGTTATCATATTTTTGATGGGATTGAAATTGATGGTCAAGTAGTTTTTAAGTTTAAAGATTTTGATAATGTTTATTCGATAGCTTTAGAAGATATGGGAGCCTATGAATCAACACGGCCTGATGAACCTTTTGAAGATATAATGACTCCGGATAGCGATTTGCCTAAAAGTGTTACTTTAAATTTTTTATCATATGAGAATGATTTTCTGGTGGGGTCTATAACCGCACGACGTAAAGCAACTTCCAGTGTAATAGACACGTCAGTTAGTGTGAATTTCGTTTTAAAAGATGCTAAAGCAAAAGCTACTGTGGAAACTCTGCTCTATGAGGCTTGGATTGGCCGACATACCTATAAAATACCTTTGACTTCCAAATATGCTTATTTAAAAGCTGGGGATATAGTAGAACTTGAATTGCCGAACGATCAAACTAAATTAGCGATGATTACAAAAACGACTTATGGTAGTCCGGGTCTTATGAAAATCGAAGCCCGGTCTACATATGCAAGCACCTATACAATTGTAGAGCGAACGGTAGACACGACAACGACTAATAATTCGACTACTGCACCTACTTCGGTTACATGTGAATTTTTAGATATTCCGCAGTTACCGGCAGATACAACAACTACTACTAACGATACTGTTTATGTTGCAACTACGGCTGATGTCTTTTATGGCGCTAACGTCTATAAATCTGTAGATGATGGAGTTTCTTATAGCTCAGTTCTTACAGGGAATCCTCAGGCCGTAATGGGTACAACTTCTACGGTTTTAGGTGATGGGCCTACCGCTATTTGGGATAATGCCAATACATTAACGGTGGTGTTAACTGCTGGCACGTTGAGCAGCTATGAAAAATCAAGCGTATTAAATTGGTCAAATTTGGCGTTAGTAGGTAATGAATTAATTCAATTCCGTAAAGCAACCCTCACGGCCGCGCTTACGTATAAATTATCAGGGCTACTAAGAGGGCGGTTGGGAACTGAGTCGTACACTTCGACGCATAACTCCGGTGAACGGTTTATATTGCTTACGTCTTCTACTATAGGCGGTATGACTGTGACATCGTCTGAATGGTATAAAGCAAGGTACTACTTGGTTGGACCTAAAACAAAAGCTAACACTGATAGCACCTACACCACGTCGACATTTACGGCTAATGGAATTATGGCCAAACCGCTGTCGGTTTGCCATGTGAAAGGTACGCGGGATTCTAGTGGAAATCTTACGCTTACCTGGGTACGGCGGACGCGGGGGCTTGCAGAATGGCTGGATTATGCTGATGTTGCCATAAATGAGACAACAGAGGCCTATGAGATTGATATTTTAGATGGGACAACGGTCGTTAGAACTCTTTCCGTAACAGCGGCCGAAGTGACATATTCAGCCACTAATCAAGTATCAGACTTTGGGAGTGCGCAAAGTAGCATTACGGCTGACATTTATCAAATTAGTGAAACACGGGGCAGGGGCTACGTAAAGGAGGTAACATTATGAGCGAAATAACACCGAGGTTAAGTTTTCCCTATATTTTGCAATCACAGTCTCAAAAGGAGACTACCCACAATGAGTCTCTAATATTTTTGGACGCTTTTGTCCAAACTGCTGTAGAATCCGCGGCTTTAACCGCGCCACCGACTACATTAACTAGTGGCGCTCTCTACATTGTTGCTGATAGCGCTACGGGAGATTGGGAAGGATACGACGGTGATTTAGCACAGTATATTGGTAGTACCTGGGTTTTCTATATTCCGTTTGCGGGAATGCGGGTTTGGGATAAAGCGACACCGCAAGGCCTAATTTACAATAGTAGCGGAGCTTGGGAAAATGATCTAACAGCTGCAGCAAAGGTTGGCTTTTTCGGATCGACACCTATAACACAGCCTACGGTTAGCGGTTCAAAAAGCAGTAATGCCGCATTAACTTCCTTGATTACAAAGTTAGCCTTATTGGGGCTTATTGTAGATTCTACAACGTAAGGAGGGGTAATTTTGGCCGCAAAAGTTGAGTTAATAATAAATCAGGGAGAAGATTTTCTTTGCTATTTCAAGTGGACATTGGTTGATGGGGA